AGTAATTGCAGTTGTACCAGAACCTGATGCGTCACCTGATAATGTAATTGTTTGATTGCCTGTAATATAGCCAGAATCATTAGTAAGGTCTGATATATTATCACTTGGTTGTACTGCAGAGTCTGCTAATGAACCTTGAGCGGCTGTAGCGTAGTCAGTAGAAGCTGTAGTGGCAGCTGTGCCTAAACCCAAACTGGTTCTGGCTGTAGCTCCACTTTCAACAACCCAACCTGTTGCGCTTCCTACGATAAAATTACTGTCTGCAGATGATAATCCAGCAAGTGTAGTTAGGTCTGCATCATAGGCTTGTACTGTTGATCCTATATCAGTTGTATAAACTCCATTAGTAACGGTACCCGCATTACCAGATACATCGCCTGTAACGTTGCCTGTGAGAGGCCCACTAAATGCTGTAGCTGTTGCCGTACCAACAACTTGAAGTGTTGTGCTTGGAGATGCAGTACCAATACCTACTTTGTTATTAGCAGAGTCAACGACGAGCGTAGTGGTATCCGCGGTTAAATCAGTCGTAGTAAGACTTGTCAAGCCAGTAATAGTTACTGAGCTTAACGTAGATAACCCGGTTATGGTTCCGTCGCCGTTGAGTGATACTGCCATTTAAGTCTCCTAAGTTTTAGCAGGTTCTTTTGCTTTTTCTTTTGTTTCTGCTAATGATTGTTTTAACATTTTAATAAAAGCATCTTTTCCTACTGTTAGTTGGTCTAAGTTAAACCTAGTCCCTTTAATTTTCTTTTCTAAATCAGCAACGTGGTTAAGCACTGTTTGCTGTTCTACTGTCATATTTTCTAATATATGATCTTCACCATCTATTGTGATGGTTGTTTTTTTGTCTTCTGCCATTTTTTTCTCCTTTTTAAGCAGTTAATAAAACTTTTTATTCTGGTGGGCTGTCTGGCATAGGTTCACTAGCTGGTTTTATATAACAAACCCCATCTTTATAATACCACTCATCTGCTACACAATCATCTGCACAATCTACCCATATTAATGTTTGATATACTTCAAAAGTAGCATCATCTGCAACTACTTCTGCGACACGTTGAGTGTCTTCTATTGTACTGTAGGTAGGATCATATTCTTGTGTTTCTGCATTCCATGTCCACGCAGTTACCCAACTAACGTTGTTTATACATGTTGTATCAATTAATGCTTTCATTTATTGCTCCTAAAATTAATATTCTACTAATATTACTCCTGGTGCGCCAGCAGTAGGGTATGAGCCCGCAGTAGGTCTAGGTGAACCATTGGCTTTACCACCATTACCATAAAGGCCACCAGGTGAACCATTATATAAATAAGCAGGGCCGAATTTGTTGCCATTCAGACCTTGATTACTATTTGGAGTGGAATAACCGCCAAATATACTTGCCCCACCAGCTCCAATACCAGTTAATGACGTGGGAGTAGGGCCAGGACTACTATATCCTGGATGACCTGGTCGTCCTGTAAAATTTAATAATCCACCTGATCCAGTACCACCCTCTCCACCAATACCTTCAGTTGTAGCTGGAGTTGACTGCGTTCCACGAACACCGCCAGTAGCAGAACAATAAGCACCAAAAGAAGAAGTGCTGCCTGGAGTTCCTAGCCAAGGACTAGGATAAGGAATTGGGGCTGTTGTGCCACCTGCCCCAATAGTAACAGGAACGGGTGATGTAGGAATATTTATATATTCTATGGCGTGACCGCCAGCACCGCCACCGCCACCATTAGAAACATCACCAGGAGCGCCATAAGCAGATGCACCCGCCCCGCCCCCACCGACAACAGTAACCTTAACCTTAGTAACAGAACCAGGATTAGTCCAAGTTCCAGAAGCAGTAATAATATCCACATTAGAAAAACCACCCCCAGCACTAATACCTGTTAAACCAGAACCATCACCACTGAATGCTGTTGCCGTAACTGTACCACTAACTTCTAATGCTGTACTAGGACTACTTGTACCAATACCTACATTACCACTAGAGTCGATACGCATGCGTTCTGCACTTGCATTTCTATCTCTAAATGTTAAGTATCCTCCACCAGCACTACCATCACCCCAAACAAGAGAACCATTTAAATCACTTAATTTTAAAGCTGCTATACCACTAGTACCAAGATTGCTAACAGTTAATCCAACATCAATATCTAATTGTGGGTTAGCAGTATTATTTGAATAAGCTACGCTTAAAGGAGCATTAGGACTACTAGTACCAATACCTACATTACCAGTAGAGGTGATACGCATTGCTTCTGTGCTATTAGTTTCAAATGCTAAAGAATTATCTGCATTTCTGTGTCGAATAGCGGTAATGTCTGGGTCATCAGCGTCTCCAAATGTTATTACTGACTGCCCAGTAGACCCAGTAGACCCAGATAATATATTTAAATGAGTACTACTTCCAGACGCTCCAGTGGATTGTAGACTTAATGCTGTAGAAGCATCTATACCTGATATTGTTGTTCCATTTCTTTGTATAGTTAAAGGAGCACTAGGACTACTCGTACCAATACCTACATTATTATTAGCAGAGTCTACATAAAGCGTATTTGTGTCTACAGTGAGGTCAGCATTAATCGTTTGATTAGCAGTGAATGTATTAGCCACATCGTTTTTGGTTGTATCGGCATCGTATGCTTGAACTGTTGAGCCAATGTCACTAGATTGTAAGGCAGAGTCTGCTAATGAACCTTGAGCGGCTGTAGCGTAGTCAGTAGAAGCTGTAGTGGCAGCTGTGCCTAACCCTAATGATGTTCTAGCGGTTGCACCTGATTCTACTACCCAACCAGTAGCACTCCCTACTATGAAGTTTCCATCTGCTGAAGATAAACCACCAAGCGTTGTTAAGTCTGCATCGTATGCCTGTACGGTTGAACCTATATCTCCAGGTTGTAGAGCTGAATCAGCAGTTGATCCTTGAGCGGCTGTAGCGTAGTCGGTAGATGCGGTAGTTGCTGCAGTTCCTAAACCTAATGATGTTCTAGCTGTAGCTCCACTTTCAACAACCCAACCGGTAGCACTTCCGACAATAAAGTTTCCATCGGCTGACGATAGTCCAGCGAGTGTAGTTAGATCAGCATCATAAGCTTGAACAGTAGAACCAATGTCACTAGATTGTAAGGCAGAATCTGCTAATGAACCTTGAGCAGCAGTCGCATAATCTGTAGAAGCTGTAGTGGCTGCAGTTCCTAAACCTAATGTTGTTCTTTGTGCTGCAGCATCTGCATCATCTAATATAGCTCGCCCAGCAGCGGTTAAATCTGTTACTGCATACGTATCTGACGCAGTTGCATAAATCATTTTATTTGCGGCGGTTGTAAGTCCTGCAATACTTGTTAAACCTGCATCATAAGCTTGAACTGTTGATCCTATATCAGTATCTACAACAACATCAGAACCACCTACTTGAAGGCTTCCAGCATCAAATGTGCCGGTAACACTAAAACCAGAAGAAGTTACAGTGGCTATCGTAGTGCCGTCTGATTGAAACGAAAACGATCCGCTTGCATCGGCTGTAGTTTCTAGTCCGCCTATCCCTGTTGTTAAAGCATTAATTGTAATTGCCATTTAGTTACGCTCCATCATTCAGTGAGCCTACATTAGCAGGCTGGTCTGGTAGCCAATCTGTAAATTGTAATCGTTGTGTAGGCATATTAAGTCTTCATTATGTATGCAAGAGCATAGTAAGGAGGTAAATTAGCATTAGTCCCACTAGAGCCTGCTGAAGCAATACTTATGCCAGTTGTTGCGGAAGCTGACGTTCCCGTGACTGACGTTGCTGTTTGAATAGTACTCCTAAATACAGCTCCATTAGTTGAATTTTGAGCAGCATCACCACCTGTATTAATTTGATAACTACCAGCACCATGAGTATGTCCAGAATCAGTTAATGTATGCGTATGGCTAACAGTAATAGCATCTGCACTACCACCTGTTGCATCTACTGCATAAGTGCTACCTGCACCTACTACAAATCTATCTCTTAAATCAGGAGTGCCACTTGTTCCATCACACAATGCCCAACCACTAGGTATAGTTCCTGTAGAACCTGACCACAACATAATCATGCCAGATACAAATGCCGTTAGTGTAGTCCATGTAGGAGTATTGCCTGCTCCTGCTGAGGTTAAAAACTGTCCTGCTGTACCCGCTGCACCATCTAATGTAAGTCCTCCAGTGACTGCTAGTGTACCTGATGAGGTTGCTGTGCCTGAAGCAGTAAAGTTTGTAGTGGTTAAATTAGATAGCCCAGTAGCAGATCCACCAGAAATAGAAACGGAAGTACCGTTTTGTGTGGCCATCGTGCCTAAACCTAAATTAGTTCTAGCAGTCGCTGCATCAGAAGCACCGGTACCACCATCCGCTACAGCTAAATCAGTTGATAAAGTTAAAGAAGATAAGTGTGTTGTGGCATCAACAACATTAGTGCCATCATTAAATAACACCATTGTTTTACCTGCTGGAACAGCAATCCCTGTACCTGTTGAGTTTTTAACTGTACAAGCATCAGCAAGACCATTATTAACTATGTATTGTTTTTCAATTGCTGGAACAGTAAGAACTCTAGCACCGCCTGACGTGCCTGTTAAATTAAGTCGTAAGTTTCGTGCTGTTTGAGAGGCATTGGTATTTGATAAAGAAATAGTGACATCACCACTTGAGAATGCAACGTTAGCAGAGCCTGTAATAGCTTCTTCAACTGCCGTACCTAAGTTAGTATTTGTAGTCGTACCCCAGGTACCGGACTGTTCTCCTGTAGCAACAAGTTCTATTTTTAAATTTGAATAAGTACTAGGCATAATTTAATCCTTTAATTATCATTATTTTAACTTGATTCTCCGCCCATTGGAAGACTCGTTACATAGACTGTAATGTGTTTTTTTTCATTCCAAGGTTCTCCACAATCAGAACATGTACCAGAATTATATTCTTCTGCATCAACTTCCATACTACAATTTGCACACTCTAAATAAGTTTCATATTTATTAACGACGGTTCCGTCTTCTAAAGTTTTTGCTTCTACTATCATATTATCTCCTTATGCGGCTATATCTAGCCAGTTTGGTGTTTGTGACGTATTCACATCTGACCAGCTGTTTGTTTGTGAGTCATTAATATCAACCCATCCAGCACTTTGGCTATCGTCAATATCAGTCCACACTAACACTGTATTTAAATTAACTACCCCAACAACACCTGTAACATTTACGATAGCATTACTGGTTACGGATACAGTTCCTATAACACCACTAGCAGTTACTTCAGTAACACTTACAATAGCATCGCCGGTAACTGTTTCTTCACCAAGAACACCTTCAGCTGTAACCCCTGTTAAAGTTACACTTGCATCACCTGTGACTGTCTCTTCGCCAAGTGTGCCTTCAGCTGTAACGCCTGTAACATCTACAGTAGTTATTACTTCTACTGTTACATCACCTACATCACCTTCAGCTGTAACTCCTGTTAAAGTTACACTTGCATCCCCTGTGACTGTCTCTTCACCGAGTGTGCCTTCAGCTGTAACTCCAGTGACACTTACAGTAGCGCCTGCTGTTATGGTTACATCATCGATAACGCCTTCAGCAGTAACTCCAGTAACACTTACAGTAGCATCACCAGAAACAGTTTCTTCGCCTAGGGTTCCTTCAGCTGTAACGCCGGTAACATCTACAGTAGCGCCTGCTGTTATGGTTACATCATCAATAACGCCTTCAGCTGTAACGCCAGTAACATCTACAGTAGCCCCACCAGAAATAGTCTCTTCGCCTAGTGTGCCTTCAGCAGTTACTCCAGTAACACTTACAGTAGCACTACCAGAAACAGTGGCTGTGCCTATATCACCTTCAGCAGTAACTCCTGTTACAGGAATACCAACTTCTACTTCTACATCGCCTAGTACACCTTCGGCAGTTACTCCAGTTAAAGTGACGCTTGCATCGCCAGTGATGGTTACATCATCAATAACACCTTCGGCAGTTACTCCAGTTAAAGTGACGCTTGCATCACCTGTGACTGTCTCTTCGCCAAGTGTGCCTTCAGCGGTCACTCCGGTGACACTTACAGTAGCACTTGCTGTTATAGTTACACTATCTAATACACCTTCAGCCGTAACGCCGGTAACCGCTACAATAGCACCAGCAGATACTGTTTCTTCTCCTAATACACCTTCAGCCGTAACGCCAGTAACAGCGACCTCAACTGATGTTCCCCCTAGTGAGGAAAACGGGGCACTAGAAAAAGGGCTGTCTGAAAACATTTAGAGCACCAGCCATCTTGATCCTGTTGGAATGGTAACTGTAACGCCTGAAGTTACAGTCATGGGGCCTGTGCTCGTTGCATTATATCCAGTAGGAATTGTATAGTCTGAGCCTACTGTTTTATTATTAACAAATAATCCGTTTGAAGCTGTCATTTCTTGTCCAGTGATTTCACCAGACACATCAACATCTCCGTTGCTATCAGAATACACGGATTTACCTGCAGGATACACACAAAAAACATCTTTAGTGCCCGCAGAAAAATTAACTAAACTACCAGAGTTAGAGGAAGCTAGGACTGTATCACGAGATAAAGTAGTACCTGATGCCGTATATTGACCTAGACCTACTTCCCACTCATCTCCATTTGATAGAGCTATCGTGTAATACGTAGTATTACCGTCGCCTATGGCTGAAAAAGATTGAAAATCTGTAACGGCGCCAGCAAGCGTAATGGTAGTAGTACCAGTCGAAGTTGTGGTCTCTTTTACTCTGTCTTTTAAAACAAGAGCCATATTAACCTCCTATTATGGAGCAGTTATTCTAATAATAGCGCTTGTAGCATCAGCAGTTGGGAAGTTAATTGTAAATGTTCCCGATGTTGATGTTTTGTCTCCACCAAAGTCTAAAACTGCTACAGATTTATTACTATTAGAAGAGTTATAAATTAATGCTCCTCGTGCTGTAATAGTTGCACTAGACCATGACGTATTACTAAATCCTAGAAAAGCTGTTGTTGAACTAGACTGAGGTATTGTACCAACAGTAAGTGTATTACCGCCTGTAGTGTAGTTTGTACCTGTACTTGTAACTTCATTAGTATCTGTAGGATCTGCTGTGCCATCTGATGGGGCTGTATATGCTGTTGTACTATCACCTAATGTTGCTGACGATGTATACAAAGCTATTTTAAATGTATCTTGTGTGTTAGAACTTAAAGCTCTATTGGTCGTATTAAAGTTGTGTCCCCCACTTAAGATATCCACTTTAAACGACGTACACATTGCTTGTGAAATTGCCATTTTAATTCTCCAATAGTTTAATTATTTCTGAATGTCCTGCTTCTCGCAATCTATTCGCTAATGTTACGCGGTCAGACTCTACCGCTGATTTTAGAGCTTCTACCAAAACCTTTCTGATATAGTCTCTAAAAGCTTCTGCTTGATCCCTAATTAAAGGGTTTGCATCTTTACTTACATACATGATTTTGCTTAATGCAAACTCTGCTATTTCTTCGGGCGTATGGCCTCGACCATGCGTTGTATGTACTTCATAATTCATTAATCCATCAATATTCATACCTCTCCTTTCTTATTGAACAGGGTATCGAGCCTGTCCAGTTCTATATGCATCTGTTCTGTCTTTACCATCGCCTAGTTGTTTAAGCATTGATAAAGCATCTGTATAACGTTGATTATAATTAGCTAAAATATCAGCTTCTTCTTTCATGTAAGTAGCCGCTTCCAAAAGAGTTCCATATAGTAAAGCACTACTAAAATTGTTCCCAAGCCAAGTAGTCCCAGCAGTAACAATAGAAGGGGGATAATAAAAAAAGTGCAGCTCAACAGTATAATTATCGTCTGGCGTAGGCCCGAGAATAAATGTGTTATCATCGAAAATACCATAGTATTTAGGTTTCCCATAAAAAGCAGCGTCCGTATCAGGAAAAGATTCCCTTATAAAATTAACATCTTTATTTAAAAGATAAGTGTATTCATTGTTGCTATCAATCACAGCTAAACTATAAGTTGCAAGCCAATCAGAAGGCGTAGTTAAATATTTATTACCTGTTGTCGTTGTGCCTACTTGATTACGTCGTAAGTCTGGAATCTGCACTGTATTATAAATGCGTTCTTCCGCTTGTTTAATAAACGTATCAATATCAGTTGTACTAAACTGGTTCTCAGTATAGCTTTGTACTTCAGCTACGAGTTGTGCATATGTTAAAGCCGCCATTGTTTATCCTTATGCCATAGGCCCACGAGCCATTGTACCTTTTGTAGCAGCGCCTGTACCTCTGATTTTAACACCAGATGTTTTGACATCCTTTTCAGGATAGCCATTTGAATTAACTGCGGGTCCTGGTTGAGGCTGTTTATAACTTGGTTTACATCCTTTTCTATCGTTGTTCATATTATACTCCTAAGTAGTTGTTACTGTAACAGTTCCTATTGCCCCTGTCGCTTCTAAATTATCTTCTAGTCCTGTTAATTGCAATGAATTATTAAGTCCTACTGGATCCCAACCCCACTGATAGTTACGCGAATCCACTAAATTTGTATCAGGTCTTGGATCTTGCACTGCCTGCGGATCATCAACAGGATACATACCCTGCATATTTTGTGGGTGATCTGGTTCCCAACAATTTTTACAAACTTTTATGTGAGTATCTGTAGTTCTAACATATAAAGACTTTAACTCTTTTAATTTATATTGAAACCCACATCTATCACAATCTGCGATTGCATGTTTGCCAGAGGTATATCGTCTACCCATGTTTGCCCCTATATATGCTGATACCTAGGTGCGAGTCTTAAATCAGCTTTTTCTCTATCTTCAGTAGATGCTAACATCCATTGTTCTTCATACTCTTGTTTTAACATTTGCATTCTATCTACTGCACCTGGTATTTTTAAACTTAAATAATACGCTAATCCTGCAACTAAACAAGGGTAAAACCTAAATGGTATTTCTTGCGTATTAACACCGTTACCTGCATCATCTAATCTTTTTAGTTTCCAATACACAAACGTGTAATTGTTTGTATCAGGTACAGGCCATACATTAATAGTAGGTTGAGTTACTTGTCTGTTTACCCACACCTGTATTGGTTTGCCTGTGCTATTTTTATTTGGAATTAATCCCCATGTAGGAGCTGAGATTCGATTAATATTAATATCGTTTTGAGTAGTACCTGAACCTGTCCTAATAACTTGTTCAATAATATCAATGGTGTCAGTAGGTAGATTATAAGTTGCAGTACCCGAGACTAAACTAACTGTGCCTTCTTCGATTGTCCAAAGATTAACGCCTCTGTTTGCCCACTCTGCTGTAAGCAAATTTAAACTGCGTCTTGCAGTTCTTAAGTCATATCCAGTTCTAAGTTCAGCACCACATCTTTCAAATGCTTCTTCTACAATCTCGTTGAGATCTGGATTAAATGTTGTTGTTCCTGAAGTTGCCATATTATTATCCTAATTTTATACAACCAGCATGATTC